GCGGATCGGGCTGCGCGCTGCCACTGCGGTCGGGTTGGCGTATTTGCCGTCCATCCGTGCAAAGACATAGAAGCCAATCTGGCCCTGATCGATGAAACGCTCAGAAGCGCGGATCAACATCATGTTGTTAACCTGACGAACGTAGTACGAGGAGAAGTCACCAAACGCCACGCAGCGGGCGTTGGCTGCCATCGCTGGCGCGTCCTGGTTGATCGTGTAGCCGTATCCCAAAATCGTGCCGCTGAACGCCGTGAATGGGCTGTTGACGTCGGTTGCCGCGTGGTAGTTTGGCTGCCAGATGGGGCGACCGGTAGTGTCCAGCTGCGATTTGATGCCCTGCAGAACGACATCGTGGAACATCCATTGGGCATTTGCGCGGTAAGCGGGGTCCAATGAATGCTCGGTGGCGACCAAAGACAGGTACGGGAACGCGGTGGCGTTACCAGTCGCGGCGGTGTGGCCGATAGACGCGCCCACGGTGGCGTTGAAAATGCCCTGTGGCTGGCCTACGTTCGTGCCGGTTGATGCGTGGGCGTTGAAGCCACGTCCCAAACGGATGCCGAGCTTGCGGGCAATGTAGCCCTCCAAGTCAAATGCACTGTCTTGCAGCAACTCCAGCGAAACGCGAACCAACGAACGGTAGGTAAACGCTCCCAGCGTGATGTTCGTGAAAACAGCATCGGTTGATGCTGTCAGCGATGCGGCCTCGGTGATGATGGTGGCCACGTTGGTTGTGTCGTCTTCCATCGGCATCGGAATTGGGTTGCCGCTGTCAGTCGGCAGGATGGTGGCCAGGCCGGGGTTCAAGAACGCACCATAAGCGCGTTGGGTTTCAATAAGCGTGGCCTGAAAGCCTTGAGGCACGGTAAAACCACCGGCGGCACCGACCAGCGACAGATCTCGCCGCTCGGTGAGCAGGCTGCGCTCTTCGTCTTTGATGCCGCCTTGGCCGCTTACCAGGTAGGAGCGGAAGGCCATGTCGTAGGGGTCGCCGCTCGAGCCGCCCCGCTTGACTGAGCGTTGAGCCACCGGGTCATTGCGGGTGCCTTCTTGCTTTGGGTCAATGGCTGTCGCGCCGCGCAGCTCTTCGCTCGACAAGCCTTCTTCGCGTTCGATGCGACTGCGCAAATCGGTCAAGCCGCCGGAAGCGGTGTTGTACTTGGATTGCTCGTCAGTGGTGAAGCTGCGGTCTTCGGTTTCGGCTGCGTCATGCAGGTCGCGCATCGATTTGACGGCGGTGTTGTACTGCTGGCGGAGTTCGTTGAGTCGTTTGGACATGGAAAGCTTTCTAAAAACGCCGACCAGGGCGATCACGGCTTGCGCCAAAACCGCCCGCGTGGTCGGCAAAAAATCGCGGGACGGCCAATGCAAAAAGGCCGCTACGGTTGCCCGTGCGGCCTAAAAAATGGGTAAAAACGGTTAGCGCATCTGCGCGGCGTACAGGTCAAGGGAGCGCGCACGGGCTTCGCGCTGGGCTTTGCCTTTGGCGTGCGCCAGCAGCGCGGCGGTGTCGTCGGCTTCGCGTTCTTGCAAGGCACGCACGGCGGCGGTCGTCTGCGGGTAGGCGGGGTAGGTCACAACCGACACGTCATACAGGCGGTTCACTTTGTTGATCGTGCGCAGCCATGGGCCGGTGCCCTGCCGGGTCCATGCCTGGTCTTCTTTGGCCACGGTGAACGCAAACGACATCTGATTGACATCGCCTCTGCGCATCAACTCCACCAGGTCGCGACTGGCTTGAGTGTCTGGCGGGCTAATCTCTACATACAGGCCGTTGGCGTCTTCTTTCATGACCAGCGTGCCGGATTTGCTGCGGCCCAATACGAGGTTCGGGTCATGATTGACCAGGGCACGCACGTCGCTGCTACCCATGGCGTCGGCAAATGCCCCGATGCTGATTTGCTCCCGGAAGCCGCCCAAGTCTTCGCTCAGGCTGTTGAACGTGGCGGCATAGCCGCGAATCAGCGGTTTAGCGCCGGTTTCGTCAAAGCGTACTTCTTTGCAAAGCAGGCGGCGTTCAATTTCTTGGGTCATGCTGTTTGTCCTTGGTCTGCGGGCTGGTCAATGGCCGGGATGTTGGCCGCGTCCACCATGTTCATCGGCGTCAAATACACATCACCGCCCTCGATGGGTTCCATGTTTTCTTTGCCTCGGATGTCGTTGGCGCTGAGCCACCCCCACTGACGCCCGCGCACGTAGTAATCACCACGCGCTTTGATGTCGCCACGAAGCAGCCCGTCTACATTGAATTCGGCATAGGTGTCGTTCGGCTGGCCGTCAGAGCTGCTGGGGAAAAGCTTGCGGTTGAACTCTTGCTCAAAACGCACCAGCCACGGGCGCAGCGTGTGCGTGACGAACTCCAGCGCCTGATGTTCAATATTGCTGAACGTGGCCTTGTCCAGGTCGCCAATCATGTGCGGGGGCACGCGATACCAGCGGGCGATCTCCCCAATTTGCATCTTGCGGGTTTCGATGAATTGCGCTTCGTTCGGGCTAATGCTGATTTTGGAGAATTTCGCGCCGTCTACCAGAACCGCTGTCTTGCCGCTGTTCCCGCTGCCGCCGTAGGCTGCGTTCCATGAAGCGGCGATGGCTTTTTGTTGCTCGGCGTTGGGCTTGCCTGCAATCTCCAGCACACCAGCCGGGATTGAGCCGTTGCCGAAAAATGCCGCGCCGTAACGCTCGGCGGCCAGCGCCAGGCCGATGCTCTGCGCGGCGTACTTGATAGGTGATATGCCGGTCACGCCGTTGAACGCCAGACCGGGCACATGCAAAATGTCGGCTTGGTTGACGCGATAAACCTTCTGCAAGCCGATGAACTCGTCATAGGCCAGCGACACATCGTAGGCCAGCTCACCGGTCGTCGGCTCTTTTGAGATGCGCACGCTTTGCGGGTTGACGGGCAGCAGCTCGATTGGCTCCCCGGCCCGGTTGCGGATGATCAGCGCGTAGGCATTGCCCCACACCAGCACATGCGCGGCCATTGTTTCGCGGAACACGAACGCCGTCATCATCTTGTTAGGCTCGTCATGGAGCAGGCGGTATTGCGGTGTGCCGGTAATCTTGGTGCGGGTGCGCTCGTCGGTGCGCTGGTAGACGTGCAGGGGCAGCGAGCCAATAGACTCGGAAATCAGGCGCACGCAGGCTGACACCGTACTCAGGCGCATGGCGCTTTCGGGCGTGACTGGCACTCCGGCAGCGGTGTTGTAGCCGCCGCTCAAGGCGTCCATGAGCGTCGAGTCGGGGTTACCCAGCGTGGCGCGGCTTTCCCCGCCGCCGGTCCAGATACGCTGCAGCAAGTGTTTGAGTCCGGCCATAATTTTTAGGTGATGATGAGTTCGCCGCCTGAGGCGTAGTAGTCTGTCTTTGTCGGGTTCAGGCTCATGAGCGTGACGGCGTTGAACATAGCCATCAAGGGGTCTATCTTGGCGGTGCCGCTGGCCTGCTTGGTGATAACCACCGCGTTGCCGCGAGGCTCCACACGCGCATTGCCAACGCACCAGTTCATCATTCGCTGTCCACCGTGGATCATTCCGCCCTCGGCCAGCTTGCGTTCTGCGGTTTTGATGGCGCCCGACATTTTCCAGCCCTGCGAAATGCCCATGATCTTGTCTTCTGGCACATCGGCTTCAACCAATGCGTCCAGGATGCCGCCCAGCCCAGCCGGGTCAGCGCCTATCTTGTCGAGCTTGCCTGTCGCTTCGCAGCGGGCCACCAGCTCGGCAACTTGGTACACGTCATGACCCATGCGTTTGACGATGGTCAGGTCGCCATCTTTGGCAAAGTCCAGAAACCGGGGTGCTTCGCTTTTCCTGCGCTCCAGCACGCTAGGGTGTGCCCACGCATGGGTCCAAAGCAACCATTCGCGGGTTTTCGCATCACGGCCCAGCACTGCAAAGCCCAATAAGTCGTCCAGTCCGCCGCCGTCGATGCCCACGTCCACGACTTCGGAGCGTTCTAACAGTTCGTCCAATGTCAGCTTGCGAGCTTGCGGCTCCCAAAAGTCTGCACCGGCCCAACGGTCGGAGCGCAGGTTCATGCCGATCTCAACATTGCCATGTTTGGCCAAAAAGCCCCTAAAAGACTCTTCGCCGCCGTTTTTGGCTTTGTTGAACTCGCGCTCTAAAAAGGCCCGGTCCACCGAAAAGCCAATGTTCGGGTTCACCATTGCCAGGTTCTCAACCTTCAAGTGGTCGCCTGATGCCACCATGTCGGGCGGATGCTCAAAAATCACCGGCACAAAGCCGGGATCGTGAATCTTGCCGTCCCGCACGTCGCGGGCATACTGCAGCTTTTGTCGAAACACACCGGCTGGCGGATCGTCTGACTGGGTAGTCAGGTAAATCACAAAGCCTTCAGGCCTTGACGCCAGGCCGCCGATGGCTTCGCGCAGCATAGATTCAGCGTTCGCCTGCTTGCCAAATAGCCACAGCTCATCAATCAGCGTGCCAATCGACTTGATGCCGCCCACCGTGTTTGAGTCAGCCGCCAGCACCTTCAGGGTTGCATTGCTCTGGCGGTTGGTGATGGTCTTGATGTGCGTTTGCACCTGAAACAAGACTTCAAGCTCTTCATCCTTGGCCACCATGTCACGCGCTGGGCTGAACGCATTTGTTGCAACCTCTACCGTCGGTGCCAGAATCGTGAACTGGCCCGATTGCCGCCAGTTGAGAATGACAGCCGTCATCATGATGCCAGCAGCCAGCGTGCTTTTGCTGTTCTTTTTAGGCAGGCAGATGAACCACTCGGTGATCAGCCGCCGCCCACTGTCCGGGTCATACGCACCGAACACCGACGCCACCAGGTCAAACACCCAGGGCGCGCAAGACTCGCCAAACGTCGGGCTTCCGGGTGCGTCAACAATCTTGAGCGCCTTGAAAATAGTAAGCGCCTGCTCTGCTTGCTCTGGAAAGATAGGGGGGGGAATTAAACTCCGCCCCTCTTTGATTCGCGCAGGCCAATCAACGCAAGATGTGATCCATTCAGCGGCCATTGCTGGTTACCAGTCGCGGCGGTGCAGCAGCGGCGAACTTGCCGCCAGCGACTTTCTTGGCCGCGTCCTGCTGCTGGTCCTTCTTGCCGCCCTCGCCCAACTTGGCGTGCATGAAGGGCATCAGCGCCTTGGCCGCGTCCGCCCTGACTTTGACGTCAGCCTCTAAATCGTTCATCAGCGCCAGCAAGAAAACCTTTGGGTCTTTGTGTGCCAGCGTGTCAGCGACCGGGACGGGTATCGCCAACTTTTGTACCTGTTCTGGCTTCCTGCCCGCGCCAGCGCGCTTGCCGCCGCTTTTGCCCGGTGTACCTGCCATTTGATTCTCCATTTGATTCAAGCCCGGGGGGTGATTTTTTGTCCAAATGAGATACAGGTGGGTGTCAGCCGGGTTAAACCCGTAGACTTTCACCTGCCCCCTCCCCTCACGATGCCTTGCCATGTCACCACGACAGTCCACAGCACACGCTGAGACTGCGGTTCATGTCAGTACCGCTTCAAGC